GCTGAGGGGGCTGGGCGGGTTAGCAGGCTACCACCGGGAGACGAAGGAATCCGATTTACAGCTCCCGGCGGCGTGGCTTTGGACGCTGGTGGGCGTGGGCGTCATCACGTTGGTCGTTGCGTGGCTGTCTGCGCTGCTGCTGGGGCCGCGCGTTGGTCAATGGCTGGCTGTTACAGGTGGCGTGTTGACCGTCGTGCGCCTGGCGTCGCCGCGCATTCGCGTGCCCGCTCTGGCCGTTGCGATGCTGGGTGGCGTTTTGTCGCTGTTTTGGTATATGGGCGCGTGGCCCAACGTTCGATGGGGCTGTATGGGGGAGCCATCAATCTGCTGGTATCGGGCAGATGGCGCATTGATGGGACGGCCCATCGGCGGAGGCTGGGCGTCACTGCGCTGGCTGGTTGCCGTCGGGCTGCCTGCCGTGTGGGCGCTGCCCGCGCGCTATCTGTGGTGGCGCGGGGTGCGCGAAATCTCACGACCCGGTTTGAGTGACGGCGAGATGAAGCCGGCAGAGTACATTCAGGATGCCGCGCTTGATCCGTTCTCAGACGGGCGCGAATGGATACAAACCGAGGGTTTTCAGGAGGGGCCCCTCGGCCAAGATCAACCCGCATCATCCCCGCAGCGGCCGGCAGGACGTGCCGTGTTCATCCGTGATGATGATGGCGGATACGTCCGAACGCCAGATTGGACAGATGCACAATGGCTCGGTTTCATCGATTACGCGGTGACAGCGGGCGCATCGATGAGCGCCCACGCCGTAAAGCGTGCCCTCGGCCCGTTGTTCACGCGGGCACAGGTGGTGGAGTTTTTGGCGCAGTTCCCTGGGGCGTATTTCGAGCGCGCCGGGGCAATGGGTCGGAAGATTTGTACGGCGAGTTTTGTGACGCTGCTGCAAAAGCGGCGATCTGAGTTTGCTAACACCGAGGAGGTGTAAAATGCGAGCGTTGCTGATTATTATGTGCATCATCACGTTGATTTTGGAACCCGGTGCGGCAATCCCCCTGCTGTTTATCGTGGCCATCCTGGTATGCTGGGAAACGGGAGGGTATCAAAAAAACACCACAAAATTGGAGAATAAGGGATGAAATATTGGCTGACAACTGATACGCATTTTGGAGATGATAGAGTCATCAAATATTGCGGACGACCAATCGATTTTGGGCGACGCATTCTCGACAATCTCGGGGCTGTTCAGAGCGGCGATGTACTCATTCACCTGGGAGACATTTGCACCAAAGAGGACGCGCATTGGAGCCAGCAAATTGCGCTATCCACCCTGGGCGCTCATCGGTGGCTGATTCGTGGGAATCACGACCACCGACTACGCGAATGGTACCTGGAGCACGGGTGGGAGTTCGTGGGCGAGTCGGTGACCGTAAGGGTGGGCGAAACACGCGCGTTGCTAAGTCACCATCCCGTGAAAAGTTCCGGGCAATTTGACATTAACATCCACGGGCATTTTCATAACGCGCCCATCAGTCGATATGAAACAAAATTTCGCCAATTGCTGACCGATAAACACCAGCTCTTGGCTCTGGAGTATACGAATTATCACCCAACGCTATTGAGAGAGATACTTTTTGGTGGCAAAAATTTGGTAAAATCTACTGACACCGAGGAGGTGTAACGTGGGGAAGAAGCTGGATGCAATCAGAGGGAGGCGAGACTATTGGCGTTGGCGCGCGCGCAAATTGAAGGAAAAGTGCGAGGCGCTAAAAACCGAGAACGCGGAAATGGCGACCGAGCTCCGGGGGGCCGTTGAGCCTATCCCGTGGCCTCACGCAATCCCAGCCGCAGAGGTGGTCAGGATTGCGAATGCGATCGAGGTGAGGTACGGGTGGCCTCCGACGTGGTTGGCGCGCGATGTGACGCGAGAATGGGGGGGCTGGTGGGTGTACGGAGATACCAACAAGCCGGTTTTTGACACGGGCTATTGGTCTGCACTCGGTAACTGCCTGGAGGTCAACATCGATGTTGACCTCCCCAGGGCTGATGTCGCCCCCGCGAACTCCCTCATCTCCGTCGTCGCCGCGCGCGAGTGGGTGGCACATAGCGGAGAGACGGCGGAAGACGAGCGAGCGGAGTTCGTATTGTTGAATGCGTTGATCGCTATTCTGGATGAAGTTGCAAATGACGCGAATCCAGCCACGATTGAGCGAATCGCACGGCGCGCGCTGGCCAAGCGCGCCTTTGTTGGAAACGAAGCCGACGCAATTGAGCTAGATGCCGCCTGGCGAAAGGCGAAATGATGAGTGCGGAATTTACATCGCTCCGCAGGTCGTCGCGTGCTGGAGCCCGGGTGCGTTCGCCGAGTTTCCGCCTGACAAGACTCGCATCTTGCGGTAGCGTTCCTCGCCCTCGGCGCAGCTGCACCGGACGATGGCGAGATAACCGAAATTGTCGATAGGTTTGCCAGAGAGAGCAAGTAACCCCCGGCGCGCAACGGCCGGGGGCTTCTCTTGTGTTACCGCGTTGCCGCTCGGTAACCTACGAGCGAACCTTCTCCAGGTTCGTCCCGTTCCCGGCCAGCAGCCACGTGACCAAGTTTGCCTCTGTGGTCATTACCGCCGTGATGTCGGCTCTGTGTAACCCCTCGTTGGCCCCCTCGAAGTCGCCCTGCCCCTCCCCTGCGGCATCAATCAGCGCGTTGTTCATCCCCCGATCCCACTGAGCACGCAGCGCCGCAAACTCGGCTGCCAGCTCTAGCTGCTTTGTTGCTGCCTGGCGAACGTTGGTGATAAAATCACTGCGCGTTCCGAAAGTCCCACTCATAACCCCTCCCCTATAACGGTGTGCCGAGTTTATCGGCAGTGAAAGACAACATTACGCCAATAAGTTCGGCGCTGTCGGAAATCGTGTCGGCGGCATCAGCCGATAGCCGCGTTAGGCGCACGGTCAGACAGGCGTCAGTTGTGCTAGGCGCGTTGATCCCCGTGATTGTGGCTATGTTGAGGCCGTTTGACGTGGCGGATGCGGTATCCACCACCGTCAGTGTTTGTTCGGCGGCGGCGGTCATATCCTCGTTTTCGCTGCGCCAAAGTAGCTCCAGTTGCCATTTGACATCTCCGGGGCTAATTCCGTCAGCCGACCATCCCACACAAAACGTTGGGGCCACCGTGCGATCCATTCGCCGGGCCACACGCAACTGCGCGCTCGTTTGCTGCTGATTAGCCGCGATCCCCTCGTCAGAATAACTCCAAGCGCCGTCGAGTCCAAGTTCAACAAAAGTCGCCGGCTTTGATCCTGGCGCCTTAATGCCAGCGGCCGAAACCCACACATCATTTTCGGTGCGAGCGTCGCCGTGTCGCACAATCTCGCCGTCCGGTTTCACCTCGGTATAGTGACCGCCAGCGCGGTCGCCAAAACCGGCGTGCCCCCCATCAGTGTCAGCCCACCACTCGACGGGTGTCTCTTCCGCGCCGATGTAATACGCGCTCAGTGCGCCCTCGCTGGCACGGATAGCGTCGGTTGCTACGCCCCACTCCCAAGAAAGCGCGCCTGCCAGCCGGTTTGTGGTTGTGCTTTCGAGCTCGGCCTCAATGCCTGCTCCGAACCCGGCTGCTGCCGTACCGCTGGTTTCGTGGGTGATGCGTTGGACGTATGTTATCGCCGCCGTGACCGCATCTGATTCTGTGGCGTGCAGGCGCCGGTCGGGCAACACTTCGCCGATGCCCACATCGCCACTGCCGTTTATGCGAATGGCCTCCGACCAAAAGCCAGCCATAATTTGTATTTGCGCGCCGGTTTCTGACGTACCGATGGACATCAAATTCGCGCCGGTATCGTAAACAAAAATACCTCGCTGTGTATTGTTTTCGGCCAGGCTGAAGGCAGCCTGAAATCCGGCCGCGGCATCAGCCCTGATGTATGCGTGAGCCGACGAGTCGTATCGTATGCCGATTGTCGCCGAGCCTCCAATGTCCAGCGCATAGCCAGGCACGATTTTTCCGATGCCAACTTTTGCACTTGTGGTGACGTCTCCGCCAGCGTCATCAAACGTCCAACCCGCCCCGCCAGATACACCAACGAATGCGCCGTCAGCGAGATACACGTTAGCAAATGTGGGGCCGCCGTCAGTCGTTACGTCCTGGTTAATACGACCGGCCGCCTCAACTGTGAGCGTAAAGCCGCCGAGGGCCAACGTTCCCCCGCCGGTGATGGTCGGAGACCCGCCAGACAATGAAAGCGAACGATTGGCATCCAGCGCAATCGTAAACTTATCCCCTGTCCCGTCGTCAACCTGGTTCACCGTCACGGCCCCGGTGTTGACGAGCGTCACGTCGCCCGAAACCGCCACGCTGTTGATGTCGCTCCCATCGCCGATCAAGATTTCCCCGTCATCGTTAGCAGCGTATGCCTCCCAATCTACCACGCCGCCTCGAATAATGTACCCCTGGGTGTAGCCGCTTAAATCCTCAATGTTGATCTCTGTTAGCGCCGAATTGATCGGTTTCCCGTCAATGAAGTAGGCCACGCCGCCGCCGGTGATGACAGCGGTGGCGGGGACGGGAACTGTGGTTCTGGTTGCCACTATGTCAGCCCCACCCAGCGGGATGTATCGAGGTTGTACAACACCAAGCTGGCGTTAATCGGCGTTGGTCGGTCAACGCTGGCGAGCGTCAGTGAAGTCAGCCCGTCGGCGTGCCCAATCCCCGACGCCACCCACGCGCGTGAGATGCTCATTACGTACAGATCGGCATCTACGTTGAGATAGTAGGCGCCACTTGAACTCCCCATTGCGCCGTGATATGTCAGGCGGATTTTTTGCCCCACTCGTAGATCGTGTGGAATGCCCGCCGCATACGGGACGGCATACGCCGCATAGGTGTCTTTATACCGCGCCAGCCGCGCCTTTGCCGCCTCGTACAGCGTGTTTGCAAAGGCGGCTTGAATGTCAGAATCCACCGCCGTACTTTGGAACCCGATCCACGGGAATTGAGGGCAGCCCTCGCGCACTCCGTGGGCAGCCTGACTCGCGGCATTCTCTATGTAAAACTGCGGACGCTGTAGCACGCTCGCCCCGATGGCATACGTGTTTACCAGGTCGTCGGTCAACGTGATGGATACGCCGGCGGAAATGCTCAGAATAACGCCGCATTCGTGGGACGCCGTCCAGTCGGTAGCGTCCCCGACCCACACCTCTTCACCGACCCGCATTGAGCGCGTGCCATCCGTGGTTGCCGTAACTGGGATGACCGCCTGCCCCGCCGCCGCCTGAGCGTCGTTGGTGGTGGCGAACCCCGATAGGCCCCGAGCCTCTCGCGCGAGAATGTCGGTGATTGTTGTGGGCGCATCGCGCATATCAAACCGATTCGCGCCCAATGGGAAGAGCCGGTTTTCGATGTCGGCGGAAATCGTATCTACCTGTATATCGCCCACAAAAGCCACATCGTCCGTGGATTCAGCCGCCACCGTTGCCCGGTGCATATTCAGCAACCGATAGCCGCTGTCGGCTCCGAAGACCCCAAAATCGAGCGAGCGAGCCGTGGAACCTTCCCGGAAATGATGGCCTATCTCGGTAGCCAACTGAATCAGGGCCGCCAGGCGCGTTGTTCCATCAAGGGCGATTGTCCAGGGCGTATAATCGGCCTCGATTGAAATGCCGCCCGCGCTCCACCCAGTGTCAGCCAGCAACGAATAAGCGGTGCCGGTCGCGCCGATGATAACGGCCTCAGTTGCCTGGTTGTTATAGCGGCGGTTATACCCGGTCGTGAGGTGGTTCAACTCTCCCAGTCGGTCGGTGCCAGACACGACGTAAACCGGCACGCCGTTCTGGGTAGACTTCGTAAACGTCTGAATGAGCCCAGAGGCCACCTGCCCGTTAGGCGTTCTGACGCGCAGCTCGTAATCGTTAGCCAGAAGCGCCTGGGCCCGCGCGTCAGTCGCCGGGATGACGGCGGTAATTTGCCCAGCGCGGTCTAGCTCCTCGGTGACCGTCACGCTCAGGATGTCAGGAAGTGGCCCCTCCCCCTGTAGGGCGGGGGTGCCGTCATACACATCGATGACGAAGACGCGCGCGCTCATAACTCGTACACATCGCGATAAGCCAGGTTGAGCACGTAATCTTCTACGGCCTGAGTTAGCGAGAGCGTGAATTGCTGCGAACCGCCTGTCGTCGGTTCGATGTATGCCCACAGTACCTGCCCAGTTGCCACACTCAGGTTTGCATAATCCGCCACGTCGTCATTTTTGACACTGTAGGCGTCGCTCTCAATTTTGAGCCGCTTCCCGGAGGCGATTGAGCCGGCATAATTCACGTAAGTGCTCGCGTCATCGTTGGTCAGGCGCGAGGCGGTGATTGCATTCCCCCCGCTCGCCGCCAGCCATACAGATAGCGGCGCGTTGGCCGTGCCGATCATCGCAAGGTCAAACGTTTTGGCAGCGGCCTCGAGTTTCTCAATCGCGTATTCGTGACCGCTGTACATCACGCCCTCGGTCATCGTGAATTCGAGGGACATTTGCACGGCGCGCGGATCGCCGTGAATGGCGATGGGTTCATCAGCTGCCGTCAGTTTGGCCCACGCCCATCTGTGGGTACGAGTCACCGCATTGGTGGCGAGGGTCAAATCTTGCCCGGAGGTGGTGTTGCCAGCCGTAACGGCGATGCCGGTGCGCGTGACTTCGCCGTATATTTGGCTATCGGTTCTCCAGTAGCGAGCGCGGGCGGTGTATGTTCCTGGGGGGGCAGTAACGGAGTAGCCACCGGCGGCGTTTCCGCTTATGGAGCGGATTATATCCCCGGCGCTATTTTCGATGGTAACGCGCGAATTGATCGGCGACACGCCTTCGCGCACGGTGCCGGAAATCGTGCCCACCGTCGGGTTTGTGACAATGGAGCCGTGCATCTCGCTGCTGTAATCGTCCTGCGAAACAAACCACAGCCGGGATCGGCCTTTGAGTACCAAATCATCAATAAGCTCCCGCGCACGCTCCTCTGCGTCTGCGGCGGTATATCCTCGCAGGTCAAACGTCAGCGATAACGTATAGGCGTTGGTCGGCCAGGCGGCATCCCCGTAATAGTCAAAAACTCCCGACGCGCCGCCGACTTTTTGCGTTACTGGTGAGCGTGACTTCGGGAGCGACTGCCGGACGTTGGTGGCGAATGGATTGTCGCCGGTCAGCGTCTCTCCAAGATCATTAAAATCGTCCGCAAAGCCAAAAACTATCATCTGTCCCCCTCTATGCCAGCGTGGGCACGCGCCCGCCGCGCCGTCTGAGTTCCTGTAACATTCCGTTAGCGACCCCGGCCCCAAATGCTCGCGGGTTCGAGCCGGGTGGCGCGTTGACATAAACATTAATCTGCGCGCCCGTCCCGTTTCGCCCGCCAGGGTCTCGCGCGCTTTGAGCTTCCCAATCACCTCCGCTGCCGCCGCCATCATCGCTACCCCCGAAGCCGCCGATGATTTTCAAAAACCACGGCGGTAGTCTGCCGAGTCCCCCTCTAATAATTTCAAACACCGAATTGACTATGTCCTCCAGGTGCGCGAACGGGTTGGCGAGCGCGTCCCCGATGTCCATAAAAATCCCATTGACTCTTTCTGACAGCTCCCTGAATTTGTCCTTTAGCATCTGGATCGACGTTGACACAATCCATTTCAGGTCGCGCCAGTTTTTCCCCCACACCCTGACAATGTTTTCAATGGGCAAGATAATTATGGCGGCGATGCCCAGCAGAATGACGTTTAGTTTTCGCTTAAACTCGCGCCACTGCCCCTCGATGAATTTCAGCACACCCCCGGAGTTTTCCACCGCTTCCAGGAAATCTTCGAACGCGGGGATGCCGGTATTGATGAGCCAGTCCGAAACGTCTTCGGCAGCCTCGGCTAATTCGTTGGCTAGCATATCCACGAATTTTTGAAATGCCGGGCCTTCGAGGATGCCAGCAAACTCCAACAACGCTGGAGTGAGCGCCCCGGCGATAGCGACCATAATTTTGTCTTTGGCCCCCTGGAACGATGCGGCGATCCTGTCCAACGCCGCGCCGAAATCTGAGAGACGCACGGAGGTACCGCCCAACGCAGAGTCGGCGTCGCCAAGCGACTTCGTCGCCGCGCCCGCTGCCGCCGTCGCTTTGTCGGCCATCGTTTTGGTATCCTCGAGCGCGGCCCCGGCGCGTTGCGTAAACCCGGCCCCCACGGCGCCAAATGCACCGAGCGTGATATCTATTTTGCGCCCCGCGTCATCGAGGGCGGCAGCGGTGGCAGCGACAGACGAACCCATCTGTTCGCTTGACTCGGCGGCGGCGTCCATTGCCCCAGCCATCCCCCCGCCACCGCTACCCTCCGTTACTCGCTCGACGCTTTCTCGCATTGCGCCGAGACCATTTTTCAGCAGCGAGAAAACTCCCACCAGGCCCACGACCGCGCCGAGCAGCACCCCCCCCAGGATTTTAGCCGCCCCCATCGCACGTGAGGCAACCGACTTGATTGCACCGACCGCGGCGCCAGCGGCCCCGCGCACTTTGGTAAATGCCCTCGCCAGCTTCCTGGTACCCGACGACAGGCCACGCAAAGAAGCGGCGGCTTTGCGCGTCGCCGCCGAGATTTGTTCTTTCGCCGTGATGATAACGCCAACATTTGCCATTAATCACTCCCCCCGTATGGCCGTCGCAAATGCGCCCAGGTTTCCGGAGACGCTGGATTTTTGCCCATCCAGGACGCGGCCCAGAAGCTCACTTTCACCATCGCTCAACGTGGCGCCGCTGTCCGAGTGCTCCAACGCGCGCGCCACGCTGATCGCGGTCATCACGCGCCCAAGTCGCACCTGATCGGCTTCGTCGTAATCGTGCTGAGTCCACCCAAATTCTGAGAGCGCGCGATATTCCAGCAACTCCGCCACCGGCGGCCCGTTTTCGTATCGTTGCCGGTATACCGCGTCAATCAGTTTTTTTCGTTGAAATACGCCTCACTCGCAGCGGTGATGAGCCAAACCTGCTCGATGATTGGACTAAGTTCATTGGTGATGGTGGTGGCCGTCGGGGAGAGCGGCCTTTCGTCATCCAGGTCGACCCAGTTCCACCCCGTGATGCACTGCGCTATGATGGGCATAGCCGCCTCTAGCGCAGACTCCATCAGGCGAATATCCACCCGCTCACCGTCGAAGATTTTGCCGAGCGCATCCATTGCGCCGACCAACTGAAACCACGGTTTCCGTTTCAGCACGCGCCGAAACTTCACCACGCCATCTGGCCGGAGTTCGTGAATTTCCTCATCTTCGGTGGCGCGCACTTCGATAAACCTGCTAAATCTTTTTGCCGTAGCCATTATGCAAATCCCGTTGCGGTGAGCGTCCCATCAGATACCCAAGTCGCACTGCCTGCCACCGCCGCGCTAGTGCTGCCGCTGCCAGAGTAGCCGCCGAACACGGCGGAGCACGTCCAATAATTCGTGAGGTCGTCGGAGTCGGGATACAGAAAAATAGTCAGGGCCGCCTGCCCGGTGACGGCGTCCATTAGCACGCGTTTGTTTTGCCACTGCCAGCCGGAAATACTGCCAGAAGCCGACGAAATGCCCGGCACGTTGGCCTTCCAGACATCGCCAAAATCGTCCGTCTCTACCGCGTCAGTAGAAAGGGAAATGTCCCACGCGTTTGGCCCTTCGAGATCCGTCCCGTCGATAATAATCTTGGCGTTTTTCCCGTGAATCGCTCTATCATCTGCCATTGCAAACCTCCTCAATTAGGGGGGCGACAATGTCGGCCGCCCGATTATCAAAAGTACACCCGCGCATCGCTGCGCCTTGAAGCGCGGTCAGGCGTGCCCGTTCATCTGAGTCGGCCAGGTAGCGCACAACCAGCGCGCGCAATTCGGCGGCGGTGTCGTATGTTGGCACGCTGCCGCCGAACACGGCCCTGAGCTCGCCGCGCGTGTTATCGCATACCTGGAAGCCGCCACACGCTGCAATCTCGTAGGCGCGTGGGCCCAGGCTCCAGGCGTCTCCGGCGGTTATCTGATCGCCCGGTTTTAGTCGCATTTGGCGGTGATGATTCACACATATAACCGCGCTCCGATAGAGCGCCGCCAGCTCTTCGTTATCGATATAGTCGCCGTCGCGCTGCTCGTTGACCCCGCGCATATCCCATCCAGAAATGGCGGCCCCCGGTATATCCCGGAGCCCGTCCAGCATCTCCGCGCGCTCGGGCCACAGCGTACCGTGAAAAAACACGGATGATGTCGGCCCCTGAGTTACGAGGCCGGGGCGATGTCGCTCTGGGTCATAACTGTGGGGAAGGTAACGCACCGGAAGATTCGTTGCTGATGCAAGAGCCTCGGCGCTATTGCGCTCGTTGGTCAAAATCGCCGAGGCGTGTCCCAGCGTAGCCACCCTGATCTGCTGTGCATCTTGATACGGACTTTCCGTGCATAGCAAGATCATAGGAACCCGAAGACGGGCAATGAGATCGTAGGCGCGCTTATGCAATTCGACCCCGCTGATGATCAACACCACGTCAGGCACGAAATCCACCACGTGAAGCGCCAGCCGCTCAGAGGCCAAAATATAGGCGTCTTGTTCGCCCCCGGCGTACGTCGTCAATCCAAGTCCCCGCCAGTTGGATAGCGACTCGGAGTAAAAACGGATGTAGTTATGGTATTGAAAACTTACCACGCTATGCCCTATGCTGCGCAGCGCCTTGTCATAGCCCGTCGCCACATCGAATGTACTGTGAGTCGGGCCGGGGTAGGCTATCAGAATTTTACGCATTCCAATCACTCACAGTCAAACTCACCTCAACATAGTGCGATAAATAGCCGGAGAAAAGACGCGGCTCCGGGATGAGCAGCGTGGCGGGCGTGGCGTGATAATAGTTTTGCCCGTCGTGCAATGTGGTCGCGCCGTCTAGGGCGTCTATAAGATCGCCGCCCAGCGCCACCGCGTCCAACTCCGTGGCGTCGTCGTCTTTCAGCCCCACCCATCCGCGCACGCGGTAGGCATAATTGCGCAAGTAGCCGCCCGCGGCGCCATCCTGGAACGTCATCATCTCCGGGGTGATGGAGTCCAATTTGAGCCAGAAAATGCGCAGCCTGTTGGTGCCGTCCACTGACTCCATCGCCAAAGCCAAAACGTCATCGTTATGCACAGCCCAGCGCTCGTAGTTGTACACGTTGGCTCCGAGGTCACCGATGGTGTCGAGCACGTCTTGAATATCGGTTCTGATCGCGTCTTCGCGGGCCGCCTGCGAGTAACCGCCGCCGAAGTCATCCAGCAGCGCGACCGCACTTAGGGAGCAGGCGCGAGGCAACACCGTCACGCGCCACGTGCCTGCGAGTGAACTTGTGTCCAGGTCGGCGGCGTGTGGCGTGTCAATGCGGATATAAAACAAATCCCAATTCCCCGGCCCGGTGGGGCCGGTGAAATCCACCGTGGTCGTGGCGGCGGTTACTGTGTCGTCATCGGTCAGGGTTGATACCCGACAGTTTGGCCCGCGAGCCTCTGCGTATGACACGTCCTCGATCTCCACGTGGAGCGTGTAATCCGTGGCGGCCACAAATGTACCAGTCAGGTAGGGGTCAGAAAATTCCCCGAGGGCCACCGACGAACCTAAGATGGTATGGTCGCGCGTCGATTGTGTGCTGATTGTATACACCGCGCTACGCCCGTTCCACGTGGCAGTTCGTAATTCTGCGCCACCCTCAACGCCGCTAAACACATTGATGGGGATAGTCGCAGCGCTAACTGCGAGCGTGACTGGCGCGCAATTCCCGGCGGTGCTGCGAAACCCAGCGCCGATGTACCCGTTCGCCTGATGCGTCGCCGATGTCCATTTGCCCACCTCGGCCCACGCGGGAACCGTCGCCGCGCTGTTGTAGAAAAACGCCCTGATCACGGTGCCTTGCGCGGTGGCTCCGATTTTGTCGCCGGAGGTGAAGGCGGTCACGCCGAGGCTCAGAGCGGTTGCGTTTACATCCCCCGTGCCCTCGCGCACTAGATAGGCACTGATCGCGCCACCCAGCTGCCGAAACTCAATGCGGTAGCCGTCCGGCGACGTTGTGGGATTCGTAAGACGAAGACCCAAAAAGACCACATCGCCGACGGTCGCCAACGTGTTTTTTACGGTCGCGTAAACTTCTTGATTGCGATCTTGGGACGTGGCATAATATTGAAACGCCGGATAGCTGCTGTATCCCGCCGCGTTCGTATCTACCAATAGGGGGGAGTATCCCGTCACCACGCCCCAGGAGTCTCCCAGCGTGACAGCGTCGCTACGGGTGAATGCATCCAGAACTGAGGTGAAGGGGAAGGTCATTTGTTTAATTCCTTTTGCATCTCGGCGGCGATGTCATCCGCCAAGCCGCTAAAAATATCCTCAGCAGCCGAGCGCGCGGCGGCGACGCCGTCTTGAACCATTCGGGCGGCGCGAATGCCGCCCTTCTTTTTGATAGACGCGGCCACGGCGTGCGATGCGCTCACAGCCGCCTTTCCAGAAGCCACGCCCAATTTCCGCACCACCCATAATTCCAACTCGGCGGGCGTCGGAAATTCTCCGTGCAGGTCGCCGGTTTCCACGGCCTCGGCGTAGGGAGCTTGAAAAAGCAATTCTCCGATCAGTTCGTCACCCGACGGATTGCGCCTGATTTCGGGTTGGAGGCTGGAGCGTAGCACGCCCGTAGCCCCCACCGGCGTGCGTCCGAGGATCGCCTGCTGAAACGCCGATAGCACGGCAACGAGGGCGTTCTCAATTGTGCGGTCAACGCCTTTGTCAGCAGCGCCCAGCGCGCGCATAAATGGAACTAACTCACTGACGTCTATGTCGAACTTTAGAACCACGCTATCTCCTGCTGTGGTAGAGCCAGCCGCGCCCGCTGTATGAGGGTGCAGTTTCGATATCCACAAACGTGGCGGCGGCGGCCTCGGCCCCCTGGCCCTGGCCTGGGTCAGGAAGCGCCATTTGTTCACGGTAGAATGTCTGAAGCTCACGCGCCCGCGAGGCAAACTCTTGCGCCTTCGTTGTGTGACTGGCGCTATCCACGGTGAGGGTCGAATCGCCGATTTTGCTATATTTGGAGGCGATAACTCGGCACGTGTAGGCAGAGGCGAGGTTACAGAATGCGTAAAAATTCTGAGACGGGATGTCGGTGGCCTCTTCAGCCCCCGACCCCGTGAACGTGTAGGGGATGGTGTAGGTGATGCGCATCGCCTCCGTGCTTGCGGGGGAGTGGCTGGGCAGGTATAGATAGCGCGCTCGTTCCGTGCCCTCTTCTACAAAATAATCCTGATCCCAGTCGGTGCGATCGAGGTATTGCGGCGCGCCGTCATCGCTGATTGCCTCGGCTGGGTATTCGATGCGCACGATGCGCGAGAAACCGTCAGCCCAATCCGTGAGGGCCGTGTCATTCAGCACGTAATACCGCCCGCCGTCGCCGGTGTAGTCGGCCGCATACTGGCGGGGGAAATCACGGCTATAATGTTCTAGCGCCGCGCGGATGGCCGCCTCGCGGTCGGCTTCGGCTATGTCGTTGTCGTTGGCCTGAGTTAGCACGTCAACCTGGGCCAGCATCACGGCCATCGTGTAGGCGGCCATCGTTAGGCGCAGCTCGCGCTCAGAGTCGCGCCTGCTCCGGTAAGAGCCGCGTATGCCCCGACGCCAAAGGCTGCGCCGTTGGGCAGGGAGACGGTATTGCTTGTGCCATCCAACGCCGCCAACTTCCAGATAACAGTACCGGCCGCCGACGTATTGTCATAGACGACGGCGGTGGCATTGGCTCCCACGGCGGTTAGGGTCAACGCAAAAAGCGCGCCCGGCCCGGCTTTGATAGCGCCGGACGCCGCCAGATGTTTTGGAGACATTGGCCCTATCATTAAATCACCCCCCTGACGTCGTGAACTGTAACACGGTCACACCCCTGAAACTGCGCCACGTCAACGGCGTATTCCTCGATGAGGCGCAGCGCGGCGGGTGTGGCGTTGAGATGAACGGGCGCGGCGATAAGATCGAGGCTGACCCGCCGCTTTTTACACCCCTCGATGCCGTAATTTATAATCCCAACGGCGTCGCCGCCCTCTATGCGGAAGTTGATAACGCGGTCGAGGCGAACGTCAAACCATTCTGCAAATCGCCCTTTTGCTTCCATAATTCCCCCCCCAAGCCAGGGGGAGGAGTTGTACCCCTCCCCCTAATTGTGTGTTTGTCTACCCGGTGGTTTCTCCAACCAGCGCGTAAATAACAATCGCTGCCTGGATGCCGTTCTCAAACGAGTTTGCGTCGATGCTCATTTTTGACCCCGCCTCTACATATACGGGGGTGTTGGTACCGCCATACCCGGAGGCCTGCCACTCGCCGGGTACATCCTGATCGCTGCAACCCACAGCGGTGATAACGCCACTGCCGTCGTCGTTGATGTCGATGGAGCCGGACGCTTCGTCGGCAGATGGGGCCGCGCTAACCCCAACAATGGTCATATCAAACTGAGCCATCCAGTATATATAATTGGCGCCGAGTTTTGCCGCCGCTCCTGGGTAAACGTTCGGAACGGTAATCGCAAGAAGTCGCTCGTTCATTGAAAATTCTCCTTTGGTTGTGTCTTAAATTGCAGGGTGTCGGCGGCAACTTTAACCACGCGGTTCTTGTCCAACCCGCGCCGCCCAATCTGTAGGGCGACCCGTACCCGCGCAATTGCAAGCGCGAATCCTGGCGGCAATCCAAAACGCAATCCCGCCAATATCCACGCAGCCAGCACGTCGGCACCCTCGCGGGATACACTCCCGCCGTAATTTTCCCCGGGGGCCGCGATGACCGCCGACGCCCCGGCGCGGTAAAACTCGCTAACAAACTGCGAGCCTTCCCCGTAGCAGTTCCCGATAACCACCACCGCGCCCGCGATTTGCATTTGCTCGATCTGCGTTACTCGGAACGCGGTGGGGGTGTCTCCATTCGCCGCCTCGCCGAACCAAAGCCACGGGATCCCCGGAGTTTCGTGGAGACGAAAATAGATAAATCTGGCCCCGCTAAAGGCGGCCAGGCTAATCGTTTCATCTTCAAGCGGCGGGGACGTGAGCACGTTTGTGATGAACGTGCTCACAACCGGCGCGGCTTTGGCGGTGACGTAGGCGATGGATTTCACTAGCTATTGTTGCTCTCTGCAACCTCAACCCATTCAGAATCCTGGTAAATCCACATTATCACATCATACTGCCCGATGACCTGCACACCGCCGTCGTTGGTGCGCACGTTGGTGTCGTTGATGGTGATGTTGTTGGCGTCGTCTCCGATAAGAATTAGCAGCTGGCCCTCGGTTCCTGACGCGGCCAGGGTCATCGTAACGGCCCCGGCACTATCCAGGGCGTACACGGTGACGGTGGCCGTGAGCGTCTCCCCATCCGTGATGGTCTCGTTGGCGAATGACGGATAAAGTAGGGCCGCAAACGTTGCGGCTCCGGTGACGTTGAGGGAGTCGGTGATAGTCACCGCCCCCGTGCCGCTGGTAAGATTCCCGTCCAGATCGAGCGTCCCGTTGAGCGTGGCGTTGCCGTCTACGTTGAGCGTGTTGTCAAGGTCTACGGTGCCGGTGACGTTGAGGGAGTCGGTGATAGTCACCGCCCCCGTGCCGCTGGTAAGATTCCCGTCCAGATCGAGCGTCCCGTTGAGCGTGGCGTTGCCGTCTACGTTGAGCGTGTTGTCAAGGTCTACGGTGCCGGTGACGTTGAGGGAGTCGGTGATAGTCACCGCCCCCGTGCCGCTGGTAAGATTCCCGTCCAGATCGAGCGTCCCGTTGAGCGTGGCGTTGCCGTCTACGTTGAGCGTGTTGTCAAGGTCTACGGTGCCGGTGACGTTGAGGGAGTCGGTGATAGTCACCGCCCCCGTGCTGCTGGATACGTCCCCGACCAGATCAGATGTTCCGGAAACAACGAGGGTCGCCAGGGTCGCCACCCCCGAAGGCGCGAACGTGCCGGTAACGGTGAGTTCACCCCCTACGCTGGCATCATCCCCGACGGTCAGATCATCACCCGCCGTGATGTCGCCAGAGGCCACCAGGTTGGTGAAATTCGAGTCGCCCTCTGCCATCGTTTGTACGGCGACAGGAAGGCGCGGGAACATCAACGCCAGGGCGATCAGGATCAACGCGGCGGTCTGTAAAACTTTCAAGGTGTTGTTAAATTTCTTCATATCATTCATCGCCTAAACGTTGCTCTTGTGAAGTGGCCGCCAGTCGGACACGGGGGCCACGGGGTAGGTGGAGGAAACCCGGAAGGTCATCAAACGAACTTTGTAGCGCAGAGCGTCGTTGGTGAACATCGCGCCTTCGGTCTCGCTGGTTGCGGCAAAGATTTGAGGCACGCGATTCCCGGTGGGGAAAACGAGGTGAATGGACGGGTTGATTGCCGGGTCAGCCATTGCCGCCCAATCGTTGGCGTCGGTGAAAGTGGGCACAACGATCACCTCAAACCCCTGGTAATATGGGTTATCGTCGTTGTTGGCGGTGCCGGGTTGTTTCTCGCTGTTACGAATGCGCAGCGCAGTCGTCCGCAGGCCCACGGGGACAAGTAAATATTTGGCGATATTTTCCATCGCTAACTTGCGACCGGCTCCCAACGGCTGATCGGTTTGGTTCATCATCGCCACATTGACCGCGTCCCACGCCGTATAGCTCAGGGCGGTTGTCAATAGGTTGGCGTGCCCGCCGGTTGACCCCACGGCGGTGCTGTTAAACAACGCGCCGGTGTCACTGAGAACCGGCCCGGTGGCGGTGTTGGTCGTGAACACGCCGCCGACATAGTCACTCAAAGTGTTATACCAAGTGGCGCTTAGGCGCTTTCCGATGTTTTGCATCGTGGTGACGCCCAGTTTATCGCTCATCAGGGTTTCCATATTAATGGCAAGATGGTTGCCGTTTTTTACAAACGAAGCTGTTTCCTCTTCGTCAGCAAAATTGAATTCTGTATAGGAGCCTCCCGCCTCCACCACGCTCAGGGCGTCTAGCCCAAACACGCGCGCAAGAGTCATATCATCGATTGTGTCAACTTCGTGCTCCTCCACAATGGGGAGCCACCACTCCTCGCGGCGGGCATAATCATTCGCCAGCACGATGTTCACCGTGTTTTTGACAGCGGTAGACAGGCTGGACGTGCTCATCGCCTCATAGGTGCGATGATCTCCGATCCGGGGCATAAAGCCAAACAAGGCCCGCATCCAGTCACGAGTGCCATAGAAACCTTCGCCGTAATTCGGTTTTCCGGCCTTGGTCCACGAACGATATGACTCCGGTACCCGTTCGGCAACATAGCCCTCCTTGCGATCCGCCAGGCCCTCGAATGCGCGCTTGCCCATTACCAGGCGCATAAGGCCAAGCTCCTTTTTATCTACGTCGGACGGGCCAACAACTCGCCCACCACCGGCCCCCCTCGCACGTCCACTAGGGTCGCGGATCGCCTGGGCCTCTTTCGCTCGTTTGATGGTCGTCTTCAAAACTGCCTCCGTGAATACGCGGCCCCCAAAGGCCGCCTCGATAATGCGCCGGTCTGCAACTGGCAGCCGCGCGGCGTCCAGTGCGTCGCGCAGCTGAAGTGAACATTCAAGCCGCTCCATCCGGCGCTTAATATCCGCCGCCGCCTCCTCCTCTTCTTCGCCTTCCTCTTCACCCTCGGCGGCGTCTCCCGCCACGTCATCGGCCACGGCCCGCGCAACATCAGCCACGGCCCGAGCCGCCTCTTCCGGAGTTACGTCCTCCGGGATGGGCTCGGCGGCAACGTCGGCCACCACATCAGCCACGGCTTGCGCCGCGCCTTCAGCGTCCAATTCCGCGCCGGGTTCTTCTGTGTCTACAGCCTCCCGCTCTGCGCGCTCGGCAAGAGCCGTTGCGATGTAGTCCAGTTGTTCTTCGGTGAGTTCCATTGCATTATCTCCCTGTCGTGAGTGGATTAAAGTTTCCGCTGCTACGAGGCGGCGGAAACCGCCACCGGCTGCGGGATGTGCGACCAAGTCGACGCTAAAAACCGCCATAAACCCGGTCACGGTTTTTGCGCTCCGTCCGTTGTATATCACTGTCGGGCCGGGTACGACGTCAGTGTCCACGCTCAGTCCAATGTCATCCAGTACGTCGAGATCGTAGGCGTTGAGCAATTTCGCGCGGGCGGCGCTATCAATTACTCGCAGCTCGGCGCGTAATTCGTCGCCCTCGATGCGTGCGTTTTTCAGCACCCCGATAGCCTCGCTCATAACCGAGCGCATCCCCCCGCGTTCCTCAAACTCCGAGTTGGTGAGGTGGTTGTCGAAAACTTTGACGCCCTCAAACATAGGGGCACATTCCCGCAATCCCGGAATCCAGTACAAGCGCCCGTTTTTGCTGGCGAGATAGCGCTGCCCATCGATCTCAACGGGCACGCCGTCTCCGGGGCCCATCAAAACCACCTCCCAAATGGAGCCGGTTTTTTTGCTCTCCGTAAGACGGCCACGGAAAGTGACACGCTCGAAGGCGCGCGCCAGCGCGGCCTTGCTTTCGCTTATGGCCTGCGCCAAGTTTTCCTCGCCGACAACCGAGGCGTAACAAATGGCGCGCGCGCGCTCTTTATCAATTGAGTCAGATTGTACCTCCGAGACACAGGCGTCCATTGCGCCCCATTTGGATTTTGGTACATTCGAATATGACAAACTCCACCTCCGATATAACAAGACACGGCGCAACCGGGGTTTTTAATCCCAGCTGCGCCGTGTTTTCGAGTTCCTGGCGCTTTGCCCGCTATGGCGGACGGGCGGTGCGTGTTATGTTACGAGATGCGCCTAGTCGGCTCCCTCGTTTTTGCCCAACGGGTGAACGGCCCACGAAGCACTCGCATCACTCACAGTCAAAATGACGAGCCACACCCCCGGAGTTAGTCCAAGTATGCGACGCAAAAGTTTGGCCGCCCAAACTTTTTTCATCGCGCGGGCATCGGGTCAATCGGTAGGCCCGGCGGGCGCGGTTTCGGCGGCTTGCTGCGACGCGAGGGAGTAGGCAATCGCCGAACTGCTGGCGGTTGGCCTGTCCAAGTAAATCCGACCCTGCTCACTTTTGTCATAAGAATCCTATCCTTCATATTATCACATTTTTACGGTGCCGTCAAGCGGCGCGCCGTTTGAGTTCAGCCGCGATTCTGCCATCCAGCGGGCTGCCTATGACGCCGACAGCGGGGTGAATGGTGGCTTGTGTACAGCGACAGTTAATCGTTTCGTGCGCGGGCCCAGATGGATCGAGCGGGTACATCAGGGCGGCGGCCGCCTTCCCCGGAGTTCGTAGAATATATGGCTGGTTGAACGGTATCGGCATAATGCGCGTCTCGTTATGAATGCGAAGATGGCTTTCGCGCGTTTTGCCGTCTACGGTTGCGATCCAGCGTTTTAGCAGCCCCGGCACCACCTCGGCGCTGGCGCTCATCTGCGAGAAGTTGCTCAAATTGTAAACCCGCTGAAGCTCCGTTCTCATCACCCGCTCGGCCTTTGCCGTGATGCCAGTCGCCACGGTTTTCCCGTTGATTTTACTCAGGCCACCAAACGCGGCTGAGATAGTGCGCGCGGCCTGGATGGGGGTGATTTGACCAAGCGCGGCTTGGCGGATTTGGATGTTCACGGCCTGGCGGATGTCTGAGGTGATGCCCGTGATAAGATCGCCGCTAAAGTCTAGCAGCACATTGAGTGTCGCCGCGCTCGGTTTGAGGTACGCCACCCCCGGCGTACCCAACGCAAGAAGTGGTTTCACCGCGCCCTCGGCACCGAACTCGTAGGCATCGGATTGGGAGGCCTGCACGACGTCGGTGGCGCGCTGCTCGAAATCGATAATCAGCGCGTCGATGTTGCCCTGAAGTTGGCGTAACCGTAGCGGGCCTCCGTCACCAGCTTGCGCCATCTGCTCGGCAATTTGGGCGCGCGTGGTTTTGAGTAGCTGCGTGATCTCGCGCAATGTCGCGTCCTCCATCGAGCCGTAGCGGGCGATGGATTGATTAAGCGCGGCAGTGTAGAGCGCTTTAGGCGTCGGCACGGGGGGGGTCTCCGTCTGGCGCCTGAATGGGAATAATGGCGATGCTCAGTTGCACACCACCAGCGCGGAGGTTGTCAGATATATCCACGGTTATTCCGGGGCGCGACAGCGCGGCGGTGACCACCATCGTACAACCGCTGTCTGCCAACAGCCGCTCGATCTCTGCTCCTGTCTGTTGCACGCGCAAGGACGTATTCGCCCCTGTCTCGCTCACGCATCACCTCCGGGTAACGCCGCGTCGCCAAACAGTGGGACGGGGCGCACTTCAACCGACTCTTGTACCGACAGTACGCCGGGCATCGCGGTTAGCGGGCGATGCGGCGCGTCAAGCTCAGCGCGGCTCAGGTCGATATCAACGCCAAAGGCCCCTGCGAGTTTTGCGGCTATCTCGGCTGCTTCGTGCCGCGTGATGAGCACTGCATCCAGGGCGGTCAGCACCGCGCTCATAGCAGCAGAAAACGCGCTTGACATTGCGACCGTATCGGACACAACCATCGGGGGTAACTCAGCGCGAATGTCCGGTGGCTCAGTATAGGGGAGGGCCCCGGCAATGTGCGCCTGATCTCGAGCAAACTCGAGTATCTCGGCGAGCAAGGCCGCAATCGCCGATTGCTCCATTTGCAAAGATCGCCACGTTGGGTCGCCCTGGGCTTGGGCGGTGGCGCGGTTGGTTTCATCGCCGCGCGAATACCAGGACACCGGGAAGCCTAGCCCACCCCATACGTGCCCAAAAACCGCCTTATATGCCTCGATACTGGCGGCTTGTTTGAGGTCGGGAAGAAACATATTCCAGGTTTCTTTCTCGTTATGCAGGTTCACGGTACCGCGCTCCGGCGGGCAACGCGCTATTTCGCTCGCGCGTTCCTGAAGCTTCTCCGTATCGGCTCCGGTTATCTCCACGTCAAACGCGTAAAATCCAGCATACTTCTCGCGCTCAACCATCGCCCACAGAATGTCATCCAGGCCGCCGAGCCAATCGATCACCGGCAGTAGGTCGGAGCGCCCCAGCCCCTGGTTAGGGTCGGCGTTTTTGGTCAGGTATAGACACGTGCCACTATAGGCACCAAGCCCGAATTCTCGAAGCATTCGCAATTCCCACGGCTCCAGCCTCGCCTGCTCTGCGGTCACTAGTTGCTCAGAATCGTCGAGCGTAAGGGATGATTTCCAGAAGCCTGCTGGCTCGCGTAGCGTCTCGACACGCTCCGGCTCCGCAATCCCGCGTTGTTTTCTGACGATGCGGTATACAAGAGTGCCTTGCGCCTCCATCCAGGCGTCCGCGCTGGCAGCCGGTTTGATAACCACGGCCCAGCGCTCTAGCGCGTTGTCGGGGTGTAATATCACGCTATCGATGGCCGACGGGTCGTGATATGCCAGCGTGATCGCGCCGTCAGACTGCCTAACAAACGCGGGCATAACCAGCGCGCCATATCGTGACCACGCGGCAATCAATCCAGGCATTACCGACGCCAGGCGATTGCGCGCCCAAAAGTCAGTTGCAATGTCGGCGAGGGCTTCGTCTTCGGCGATGATTTGCGCACCGCTGCCCCAAATATAGCCCACCTTGATTTCCTCGGCCCGCTGCGCAACCGGGTTCCGTTGCCAGGCGTCACGCGCAGAAGTCACATTCGAAATCCAGTCCACGATGGGTTCATACCCGCGTTGAGTGGCTCTTTGATAGCCGTAACGCCGGAGACCCCCGCTCGGCGGTTCATCTTCCGGGCTGTTGTTCACGTACTCAACGGCGCGCTCGCCGCCAATGACCCTGGCGAATGCGGTTAAGACTCGCCATACAAGCGGTTGCTTTTTTGCCATCTCCTCCCCCTCTGTTTTCTGCCCGCCTGCATCCCGGCGGTGTCAAGTTTGCGCGGCGGAAGGCCCGCCGCTGGCGCGCCGCCACCGTCCAATTCCATCACCAAATACCGCATCCCGTCACACCCGTGATCGTTCGATTTCACCGGCGCCTCCCTGTTTGGTTTTCCATCCACGCCCTGGGGCCATACGTAGGCGGGCAGCTCCTCCTGTAGGCACGTTGGCCTCCGGGCCTCAACCAACGCGACGTCGATCTCAATCAGCGCGCCACGCATTATAAACAAGCGCGGCCTGCCGTCGCCCTGAATCACCAATCTCTGGGCCACCGTCTGGATACCCGGCGAGATCGTCTTTTTCGCCGCTATCGTCGGCACCCCGTAACGCTCCAGGGTGGCACGATCTTCGGCGTCGTGGTCGGCGACCGTGAACAAGATGCGCTCGCCCTCGGACAGAGCCACGATTTGCCTGGCCATATCCTCTACGAGCTGCCGCGTCTGGTACAATTCCCGGTAGAGAAAGAGCCTCCCATCGCCATCCGCCGCCCACCACTGACACGTAAACGGGTTGGTATACCCAAAATCGATCGTGCGGTATCGCGCCCAGTCCGGTGGCACCTCGAATGAGTCGAGGAGGTGAACTGTAGGATCGTACGCATAAACCGCACCCGCCGCCGCCTTCCACAGGCCAAGGACCAGCCGATCATACAACACGCCCGTGAGCCTTTCAAGATTCGCCGCATATCCATCTGAGTTGTACGGATTGTCGGACGCACGAGAAAGATGAACCGATGCACTTCCGCCCTGCATAAGATCGGCGTAAATCCAATGAGTCGGAGCATCCGGATTGGTCGTGGCAATCACCTGCTGCCAGGGCGCGGCGGTGTGGCGAATACGGGCAAAAACCTCGCCGATGTCATCGCGGCTGAAAGCGTTGGCTTCTTCCAACCACGCTATGTCCAGACCCCCAGCCCCGCCAATGGAACGCACGGCCTCGCGCTGTTCTGCCCCGTGCATCCCCCCGATGTAGGCCGTGCTACCGTTGTAGTAATGAAAAACACCCGTGCCCCGGTTGAGCCTTACACGGCTATCCGCCCCGATGACGGTCTCTAGATAAAACGGGATGATGGATTTTGAGCACCATTGACGGGCCTTGCGCATCATAAGCGCTGCCGTCCCTGGATATTTGAGACAATATCCGTGTACTTTTTCGGCAGCGAGCCGGCTCTTCCCGCCGCCAGCGCTGCCCGTTAATAGCATCACCGGCGACTTGTCGCGCCAGGCGGTAACTTGCCAGGGCAGCGGGTTAAACGTCGCCGTTGTCGGTGTCGTCACCGTCGCTCCAGTCATCCGGGGAAATGGTTACATAGGCTTTGAGCACCTCGCCGTCCAGTCCCCCCACCTCGCGCCGCTCTGTTTTGGCATAGCCGCGTTCACGCCCCTTCATCGTAAGGTACCACTTAGCCGTGTGTACATCGCCCTTTTTGATTGACCGGAGCACCACGCCCTCGGCCATATCTGTAACTTTTTCACATTCATCGAGGTAAGCGGCCCTGACCGTGGGAGAGTCATCAGTCCACTTTTTGGCTGTATGCCACGCGCAACCGACGTGCTGGGCAATCGTTGAGATAATACCGGCACTCCCCGGAATTGCGGCTATAAAATCGCGCGCCCTATACGATGGCACTTCTACCCCTCCGTTGGTTTTTGCAAATTAGCGCAAAGGCAATCATTTTTATTTTAGAGCACGGGTTGCTCAAAACATTACGCTCAGTCGTCGCCATCCCATACTTTCTTGGCCTCATCTCTGTCAAGCCGCGCGCCAACGTATTCAAACGTCGCCCGCAATCGCCGAGCCCTACCGGCGCCTTTCCCGCTGGCGGTCGCGTCAAGTCCCCCACTTAATATCGCCTTTGTTGTTCGATTGGGAAGCGCTGTCATTTTCCAATTAGCCGACAAATTGCGACTCCCAACCATCGCAGGATGACTCGTAATAGACAAATATCGATAATTCAGCGCGGTTACCACGGAGCCGACGTAGGCACTCATAGCGCCTCCGATGCCAACGCCTTGATAATCTGGAAGACAAACTACGCGGTGCTCGCGTTTTATCATACGGCTGGACGGATGAGGAAAATGAAGCACGGCGGCAAAAACTACCGGAGCGCCAGAAAGAAGCCCGACAAAGCACCTTGACGACTTGTTTATGCCGCTATTCAAATAATGATACTCCCTGAATAATTTCCACGCGGCGTGATGCACGCGCCTAACCTCAATGTCGATTTGCGGGCGACGATGAAGATACCTCCCGCTGTAAAACTCCCGCGTGTGAGGTTGATACACCCAATCCGGCTCCAGCCAATCTAAAATATCGTAATGACAACTGACGGCTACAAATTTGCGACCACGACGCCGGGCAGTTTTCTGAATTGCGGCGCTGCCCATCTGCGCCACGGTACGATCTACAACGCTGGTAAATTCATCCACGACGGCTATATCGGGCAATTCCGCTAGTGTGCGCGCCATTGAAACACGAAATTTTTCACCGTTACTAAGAACGCGAAAGGGGCGCATCCAGGAGGGCGGCGAAGAAAACCCGACAGACGACAACAGGCCAATAATTTCCTTGATGCCCATATCCTGCGGGAAGTCGTCCAAAACGCTTTTCTCTGCCGACCACGTCCACTCTCCCGCCATCCCGTCGCCAAAAATCTCTCTGGCCACCGTGGTTTTGCCAGAACCAGAAGGCCCAACAATTGCCCCAACGCTCCACTCGTTCGGAAACTCAAACGAATCTGTCCAGCGCTCGCTACTGTGTCTCTCCGCCTCAATGTCAAAAATGCCCTCCAGTTGCATAACCCTGGGGGTTCTATTAACCGCAATTTGTTTTACGATATCAAAGCTCGGCATACAATCCCTCTAGTTGCAAAATCGAGCAGGAGCGTAACTTGTTCCTGCTCACCAGAGCACTCGACCAATATCATCCATTGTTCTGGCAAATCAATCTGCGCGCCGGGGTCGTCAATTTCCCCCGCTATATCCGCCATCGCGCCTATTTTCTCCAACTCGAAGTCCATAAAAAGCCCGTCTAAGCCCAAGCCCCCGGCGAGATCCGCCACCACCTGCTCGGCATCCCACTCGAGCCCAACCTCGCTTGACCGGTTGTCGGCATACGCCAGCAAGCGCGCGCGCTTGTCATCGCTCAATAAGTCAAGATCGGTGCGTTGCACAACCACAAGTCTTTCCCCGGCGGTTTTGACCACGACGATGGGGAGCCCGGCGTCGGCGGCGGCTTGTAACGTTTTATTCCCGGCAATCACGTTCCCGTCGGCATCGACCAGGATCGAGCGACCGGCCCCGTATTGTCCAATGCTGTGGTCAATCATATACTGCCCGCGCTCAGTGCCCCGGTTGGCGTTGTGTAGATCGGGCGTCAAATCGGCGATGTCATTGATTTCTTTAGCCATCAGGTATCCTCCCACAAATCGTCATACCCGTCAACGCCCTCGATAATGTCATTCAGGAGGACGTCGCGCTCGCAGGACGAACACCAACACCGGCCCGCGCAACACATTACCACGCCGCCGCAATCGGGGCAAGTAAGCGCGTCAGTCGAGATGCAAACATAATCTGTGCTCATAACAACCCCCTGACGCGAAGATGGCGCGCAAATGCGAGCAGTACCCGCGCCGTGCCTATGGCGCTTTCTGGCACCAAGCGCACCCTAGCAGCTATACCGCTGCTGTCAATTCGCAGGCTCATTACATCCCCGCAAAAAGAATTGTAGGTCACCGCCCAGCCGGGCACGGGTGCAGCAGACAACGGGCATCTCCCAAAATGCGCGCGTATAATTCTACGCAGTCGCCGCTCCCGGCGCGTATTGCCAAGCGCCCGAGTTGCCCATCGCGCAATCTCGCGATGATACCGTGCCGTATCTTCGCCGCTTCGCCACGTGTTCACAACGAGACCACCCACCAAAACGAGAAAAAAGCGCACGCAACGGAGAGGATCACGGCAATGGCGCCTAATGCCCAAACCAGAATCATAGTGGCCCCCTCACGTATCATCGAGCGCCGCCTCAAAAGTTTTGCGATCTTCGAACTCCTGCTGCTTGGCAACGTTCCAGTTTTGCACCGGGCGCAGGTACCCGACAATGCGCGAGTACACCTCGCACGGGATGCCGATCTCGACCGCGTGTCCACAGCCAGAACACGTCACCGTTGTTCCGTTTGCGATTAATTCGCCGCCGCAATGTTCACAGACGCCAGCGACCCAATGCGTCACCTGCCTTTCTGTCACAATGTCACCTCCACGCGCCGCTCAGACGGATGAAACGTCAGCATCACGGGGCCGCGCGCTTGGGGCGAATACCCTTTCGCCTCTGCATATGCGGCCAGGCCCAAATAGGCCCCCGTGTTTATCATCCACACTGCGCGCTCCTCAATCCGTGTCCCCCTGGAAGGCAGCGAAGTGATGGTTTTTGAAAATGCCAACTTCGAGTGCGTGTGCCCGATGGCATAAATATCTGCCCGATACGAGGCCGGAAGACGCTCCAATTTGATCGCCTTGGCTCCCATCAACCGCCCACCGCCAAACCCGTGATGCAGATATAGGGTTTGCGTCCAGGTGTCTTGGTGTTTCCCGCTGCTCAATACGCGGCGGAAACGAAGCCGCAAAAATCCAGACAATCCTAGCGCGCGCGGCTCCGGCAGCCCGATGGCCTGATTGAGCGCCCCGTACACGTCGCGCTCGCTGTGTTTTTGGATTGCACTTTCGTGGTTGCCGATAACGGACGCCAGGCACGTTCCACCAAGTCGCCCAAAGTAATGGCGATAGCGCGCAATCTGCGCCCCGGCTATGTCGGCCAAATCTCGAACGCCGATCCACTCAGCGCACGAACGTGGATCAAAGCGCGGGTCAGCGCGGTTTATCGCATCAATCGTGTCCCCGAGGTTCACCCAATATGTGCGCGGCTCCTCCAATTGGGCACAGGTGGCCGCGATCATTTTTTCATCCGTGGCCGCGTGGCCCAAGTGCAAATCACCAACCAGTATCAGGCGCACCGGATCGCGCCACTCGTTGATAACAATCTCCGCCCCGCGCACTATGAACACCGCCCGGCCATCGCCCTAACGTCGTGGCGCCCAAACTCCGGGAGCCACGACACGTGCGCGGCGTCGTGGAGGATCACCAAAATTGCCATATTTATCACCCCTCTATGCCCGACAAAAGTTTCCACGCCGCTGAAGCCACAACAGGAACCTGGCCCTGTCCAGCGGCTCTAAGCCTGTCCACTCGGCGGGCCAGCCCATCATCATTTCTGAAAACCGAGGGTTCGCCCAGGAGCGCTTCCATCCGTGATAAACGGCTCCATACGCCATCCAAGACGACTGGTGCTCGTTGGACGTCACCCTCTTCAGGGCAACTTTTGCCGTTATCACATAGAAACCCCGACCGTCCTGCGCCACCGGCGTGGGCAACAATCCACAGCCGCGCCCGTTTGTGGTCTGCTCCCAGGGCGTAAGCCGATAGGCACCCCCACTGTCCCACATACCCCGCCTGGGCCAACTCTCCGACGATTTGCTGAATGTATGGCGGCGTTTCCCCCCGTTTGTGAAATGAAAGCAACCTTGGGGAGTTTTCCAAAAAAACCCATTTGGGCCGAACCTCTCTAATAATGCGAATGGTCGCAGGCCACGCATTTCGCGGATCGTCTGATCCTCGCTGTTTTCCACCGGCTGCGAACGGCTGGCAGGGGAAACCGGCAGAGATGATATCCACTCGTCCACGCCAGGGTTTCCCGTCGAATGTTCTGGCGTCATCCCAAATCGGGGCGTCGTCGAGTAGCCCATCTCTAATCCGGGCCTTAAGGCAGCTAACACAATCGGGGTCGCGCTCGACATAGCAGACGGTACGGTGTCCGTCGAGCCACTGACTGGCGAGCTGCCCCCCACCCGCTCCGGCAAATAGAGCCAGCTCATCCATCGCGCCTCTCTGGCCGCTTCGCGTTTCTGGTGATCCCGTCAGTCCGCGCAACCACCCAGTCCCACACGTTGGGAGTGTCGTCGTCGTCCAGCGCAATCCACGGCGGGGGCGGTGGCGTCGCCCCCAATTCACGGAGCGCATCCAGCAACACGCTCACGTATCTCCTGAGCACAATCGCCTCCTCCCGAAGGCGGTCGTTTTCGGCGTCTAAACCGTCGATGATTTTTGCCAATTTGTCCACGCGCCCACGGCTTGCGGCAGTGATTGCCGTAAACACAGAGACAGCGGCGGCTAAAATTGCCAACGTTGTTGTAACGCCCTCGGGGGTGATTTCCATTATTCGGCTCCGTTAGTCATCATCGAGCGGCGTCTCTATACATTCCCCTCGCACTGACTCACAATTGGCGCCATGGCGCTCATCCAGCAGAATCAAATAACACCGGTACTGCGACAACTCGGTTTCCAAACCCTGCTGGTACGCATCGGCCCAACATTTTTCACAAATCATATTCGTGGTCATATCCGCCCTCTTCGCGCCCTATCGCAACGTCTCAGTCGCCAACCCTGTACATCGAGTCAACGAGATCAGGATCGATGTGCTCACGCAGCACCTCGCCGGGATCGACCCAATCCACAGACCGGGCAAGCCATTCGGTGGTAAACCTGGTGTGGGCCATATCAAAATGCAAATGGTCGCCGGTTCGCCAATTGGCAAACGGGCCCAGTTTGTCGCCCACGCTTACGGCGCTACCAACTGTAACGCAGGGGGTGATATGGGCATAACGTACCCATAGTCGCTCTCCCGCGTGTTCGTGCTGAACTACAACCATACCGACCCCGTACCAATTCGCAGCCACGTGAGTCACGACGCCCGAGGTGATGGCGAAAACCGACAGGCCCAACCGTCGCTCAATGTCGCCGCGCTCGCCCTCGTCCAGGTTAATATCAATCCCGGTGTGAACTGCCGGATTGTGACCCTGAGCAACGTACCAACTCGCTGGCGGATAACCAGGCTCGCCAACCGGCAATGCCCACTCAGAAACGGACGGCATCCCGGAGATGATGCGCATTAGGCGCAACCCGCCGGGGCCGGTAATGTCAACGCGATGACCGGGAGGTAGAAAAACCTCCTGGCGGTTGATGGGCGCATAGAGAGGCCCACGCTCAGTCATCAGCGGCCCCCTCATTGTGTACGCACGAAATGAGCACACTGGCGATGTTGGCCTGGCGGGCCTCTGGAGTATCCGTTGTTCGCACAAAACGAACGGTACAAATGGGGGACGCCTGAGAAAGTAGCTTTTCCCACGCGCGCTCATATGAAGCGGTGCACGAGATGGCCTCGATGCGCCGCCACTCTACTTCTGGTTCAGACGCGGGCACTCGAAGACGCACCAGCTCGTGCCCGTCCGTATCGCTCACGATCAAGTGGGCCGGGTTTGCGCGGTCGGCCCTGACCACGATATTAATTTGCTCCAGGTCGGCGCTCACTTCGTCACGATATACGTGGCCTGGTTCGCAATCGCCGCGCCGATGAACGCCTCAACGACAGCGGTGATGCCCACCTGGTTGCAAACCACGCCCACATCATACAGCCCGCTACACGCCAGCCCGCCGATACCGACGGCGGCAACCAACAGCCCGGCCAACAAAACCAAGCGTTTGTAAATACCATCCAGCCCCTCAAACCACGGCGAAAAACCGGGGAGATACGAAGCCGCCATCGAAAGACCGGCTCCAACCAGCGTGGACAGAACAAGCGCCGTGATGTCCCCATCGGGCGGGGCCGCATCAGGCAGCGCGGCGGCATCAACGGGGATAGCCAACAGCAAGGCAACAACGGCGAGCACGAAAATAGCGAAGCGTTTCATTTGATAGACCTCCATAGGGTTAATTCAATTTATCTCATTTCATCTTAGCACAAAAAACGTCCGCCGTCAAGCGCCCCCCCCGCATCTCTAGCTCATCTATTGCCCACCGCCAGCGCCTACGGCGGGCGGAGTGTTCAGATTTATGCTGCCTCAACCAGCCCCGATAAACGTCAGCGGGAAACGCAATGCGAGTGTCAGTACCGTGTGGCGACGGTTGCTCCTGACGACGACTCATAGCGCCGCCCGTATTGCGGCCACTATCTGGGCAACCACGCGCGTGGGATCCCCGAGCTGTGCCGGTGAGTATCTGAGCACGCGCCACCCCAGCACGGCGGCGGTGTTGAGTTTCTCCCGGTCGCCGTCGCTGGCGTGTCGCCCACCACGCGGTGCCCATTGCCCGCCGTCAATCTCCACTGCAAGCATTGCACAGGGGAATGCAAAATCAAACCGCGCGTCGCTCAGGCCAGCCGCCCGCAAGCGCGCCCGTACTCCAGGGCGCGTCGGAGGATGCGGGGCATCACCCACGACCACACGTGCAAAATGGTATTCAGCCGAAACTGTCTCTACGAGATCGCGCGGAGCCAACAGGCGCCAGTCGCGTAAAAATGTCGCTTCGTGTATGCTGCTCAAAACAACCTCCCCTGAACCCGATAATTCATCCACGCGTGCCAGGCCGGGTCAGGCCCACTACTCACTCTGGCACCCATTGCAGCGAGGCCGTCGTGGCTGATCCCCGCGTGGCTCCGTTACTGGTGCGAGCCACGAGTGCCCGACCGTCTTCGGCTATGAGCCGGTGGTTTATCACAGTCATTTCAATGGGCGGCTCGTCCCAGTTACGCGAAAACTCAGGCGCGCGTAAGGCGACCGTCAGGCCGTTGGGAAAGACAGGCGCCTGATCGGGGTCATCAAGCGAGGGCGGCAAAAACGATTGCGTAAAATCTTGACGCAGAAACTGCGCGCCCACGCCGTACAGCGGTATGCCAAGGACGCGGTCATCTGGACACCACACAACGGTTATCCCGGAGGCCACTCCAATACGCGGCCCGTTTTGTTCATCGCTCATAGCAAACTCCCTTGCACCATCGCCAACGGTGCGCTCGACTTCTCGTTCCATACCACCACGTGACGCGGTTGATTTCCACCGCCAGTCACCGTTAAACCGCACATTAGCGGAGTCGCATCGGGCCACGCGCCATAGACGATGCGCGCGTGCGTTGGCTTGCACCCCAGGCGGCGACAATGAAATGCGGTGGCCTCCTGGATGCGTGTGTCCAGGTCTCCGGATTGCGGCGCGCGTTCATTCGTAACGTATGCGTAAACGGTCATCACCCCCCCCTGCCGCCAACATCGCGGCCATTATATCATCTAACTCATTGTACCACACGCCCGCCGCGGCGTCTATAGTACGCTGGTACCGGGCCGCCGCCGCTTGGCCGTCGTGAACGCGGTGCGCCGTGGGTGCCAGGCCAGCACCGCTCGAACGTCCGATGGGCCGTCCGATGGGCCGTTGCGCTGTTTGGCAATGATGGCCTCCACGAATTGCTGCGTGGCGTTGCCGCTATCGATCGGATGCAGAAAAAGTACGTTATCGGAATCCTGTTCCAGCGACCCACTTTCTCGAAGATCGCTCAATACCGGCTCGCGGTGTGCGCTATCTCTGGCGATTTGAGCGCCAGCCATCACGTGACAATCCAGCTCACGGCCCAGGTCGCGGATTGCCAAAGAAATCGCGCCGACCTCCTCGTAACGCTGTGCTCGCCGCATCCCTGGAGGCGGTTTCATTATCTGTACATAATCGCAGAGAATTAGGTCAATCTGCTGCTCGGAGGCCACCCGAATCGCCCGCGATCGCATATCGACAACGCCGATGCGCGACGTGTCATCGATATAAAGCGGCAATCCGGCCAGTTGTTTCAACCCATCGGCGATGCCGGGCAGATCGCTATCGCGCGCCGACGGCGGATGATTCATCACGCCCAGGGTGCGGAGTGCGCGCTTCCACAGCTGAAGATAACTCATCTCGGCGCTAAAAAACAGCACCCGGCGACCCTGAGTCGCCACTTTCAGCGCAATGTTAAGCAAAAGTGCGGTTTTGCCCACGCCGGGGCGAGCCGCGATAAGAGTGAGCTCCTGGCGGCGCAGCATCAGGCGCCTGGCGATGTCATCATATCCACAGTGTATTCCGGCGTCCATATCGCCAGCTCGGATTCTGTCGAACAGCTCTGACAGGTCACGACTGGCGACGGCTGCCGATTTGAGGGCCGACGCTGCGTCGTCACGGCGCACCGCATAAATAGCGGCCTCGGCTCCGACCACCACCTCAGAAAGCGGGCGGCTTTCGTCGTATGCCAGCTTCACGGCTTTCGTGGCCGCCCCAAGTAGGTCTCGGCGGGTTGCGCAATCGGCAACCCGCCGGGCGTATGATTCGATATTGAGCGCCGAGGCCACAGAGTCGACGAGCTCGGAAATGTATACGGCACCGCGCACGGCTTCAAGTCGCCCCGCGGCGGATAGCTCGCCGATCACGGTTACAAAATCGATGGGGTCGCCGCGCGCCTCGATGGCTACTAGGGCCTCATAAACATAAACGTTCCTCAGAGAGTAAAAATCAGCCGCGCGAAGTATCGGGGCAATCAAATGAATTTTTTGCGGGTCTATCAGGATAGAGCCTAACACGGCGCACTCTGCGTCGAGATCGTTGGGTACCTGGTTTTTGCCGGTGTTATAAAATACCCGGTCGTCGCTCACGATGCACCTCCAAAAAAATCGTCTACGCTCACGGCAACCAAGTCATCCGGGATAGCGCTTTGGGTCGCCTTTTGCGCACCGACGGCGACGCGGGCTATGTTATGCCAGTTTGGGGGTTTTCCTGCATAAGGGCCTTTTTGATGTATCTCCCGCGCGGCGCGCTGCACTGCCGACCAATCGCCACCCGTCTCCTGGAAAATAGCCACCAGCATAGGCCGCCACGTTTTCCACCCGGCGTCACTGTTCGGCGGAGCTATCCCGGCGTCAGTTAATGTCCAGTGCACACGCCTCAGCGCCAATTCAGAGATACCGTCACGAGCCGTGATGCGTTCACCGCCAGCCCGAACCCAGGGCGCAGCGCCATTGTCTTCATAAAATCCGGCGATGGCAGAGGCTATCCCCCGATTACGAGCATCAATGTCAGTGTGGTCGCGGCGCGGGCGTTGTTCCGAAGGTGGGCCAAAAAGTTCCGTGAAAAGCTCATTGCCTTTTGCGGCGATTGGGGGTGTTGGATTTTGAGAACTCCCAGAGGTTATTAAATCATTATTATTGGAATTATTATTATTACCCTGTGGATTTTCCATAGATGGGTTTTCCATAGATGGGTTTTCCGTAGATGGCTGAGGTTGTTTTCTGTCATCCGGGCGACTGCGTTTGTTAGCGTCGATGGGGGAGTCGTAAATGCGGCTTACCCAAACAAACCGTCCGGAGGCGTCATTCTCGCGGCCTCGCACGATGTACCCGGCGAGCTCCAGTTCGGCTATCCCGGATCGTACTGCGTCCATACCGTCGGATGACCGACGCGCTAGATCGGTCGTGCTCATTTCCCAATTTGGAGGACGGCTCAGGAGGTAACTCAAAATGCCTTTTGCCTTCCAGGAAAGAGCGGTGTTTTCCGGGATGGACTTCGGCGAAATGTAAAATGCACCCGCTTCGTAGCGCCCTTGTTTTATAATCATTTTCCCTCCCACTTATGATAAACAGAAAGCCCCCGCTCTTATGTCAGGCGGCCTCGGCGGTCACGGCGCGGGCAACGTTGACATGATGCTCGCAACCAAAACCACCTGACATAAGCTCAGGGGCTCGGATATTTCGTGACCTGCCTGTTAATTCGTTGGAGTCGCGGGGGGTGTCGGCCCCTCATCCAACTGGTATCATCAGTATACCCCACCCCGCGCCAAATGTCAAGCGCGGGGTGGGGATTTCGTTAAACATCGTTCTCGCTAATCCGGCGTAAGTCGTGCGTCTCGATCCCGTTCCATAGGTTGGCGACGGGGATCATCGCGCGCCGGGCGGTACGCAGGATTTCGGCCTGTTCGTCGGTCATCGTGGCGTAGTTTGGGCATCGCCGCAGTGTGTGATATGCCTCCTGAGCCTCGATTTGTATTCCAGTGATGATGTCGAACGAACCACACCACAGTGGGAAACCGCCCGAAAACTCGATGTCTGCATCCTCCAGATGCGCGCCGCGTAGTTTTGTGCCAAGGAGGTTGGTGTCAGCCAGACACGTGCCGCGCAAGTCTGCGCCCCGCAAGTCTGCGCGTAGCAAGTCGGCGCTTCGCAGATTCGCGTTCCGAAAATTTACGCCGGGGAGACACATATAACGCATATCCGTTCTCCATAGGCGCGGTGTCCACATCGGGAACTTATCGCGCGTGGCGTTGAATTCGCCGACGTGCTCGACTATTACATCCGCCAGCGACTGCCCGCTCAGCCACCCCCCGTCTTTGTCCTGAAATCGGTTCATACCGCCTCCTTGTTGCAAGCGAGCCACTCGCGGGCGGCGGTCACGGAGACGAGGGAGTGGGCGGGGGCGATGGTGTCAGGGAAACCACAAACATCGGCAACGCGGCCACCGCCATACGTATACCAGCGCCCCTCCTTAAAAACCGGCGTGTCGATGTCTTCGTACATCCACCAGCCCCCCCATTCTCGCGCCACGTCGCGCGCCAACCACATCGGAGCCCAACCCATCGCCGTCTCAACCGCGTCCGCAATTCGCACCACCCTAGCGGCTGGGATTGCGTGTGGCCACGAGGTGGAGGCGAGAAGTGCATTTAGACGCGCGTTTAGGCGCGCGATCTCTTGATTCGCCTCCTGAAGTTCCCTTCGCACTGCGTTCTGCTCGTCCGTTGAAACGTGGTCTGCAATGCGCGCCCGCTCACTGGTGGCCAGTAGCTCGCGCAGGTGTCGTTTGTACTCCAATTCGCGCACCCTCTGGTTGCTGAGTATGTCGTCTGCGTACCGTTGCCGCCGATCGAGTGATTCCCGGAGATTGTCCAGGCCCCTTATCGTCATCACCTTCTCGCTCATAATCGCCTCCCTGCTAAATTGAACGTTATCTACATCATAACATATATCGTTCGGCGTGTCTATAGGACTCTTGTACTATATGAAACCCCGTTCGTTTGTGCTATACTGTGGATACAGTTCGAATAACACAAGGGGGCGCCTATGACTATATTCGACACGCGACTTGGAAAATCAGGGGAGGGGGTGATTACAGACTCACGGGGTACGGAGCACGTCAACCCAGATCGCGAGGCCGCCGAGCGGCTGGCCCGCGATGTGGACGTTCAGGCAAATCGACACAGCGTACGCGGGCGGAGGGGTGCGGTTTGTCCAGACGGGAGCGGAAAACTGTGCGTAACCTGTCGAATGCCCCCGGCCGAGTGCGCGCGTTATATGGATTTTTTGGATAGCCGGGCGTCGCAAGAGCGCCGCCGTCAAGTGGCGGACAGACGACGGGCTATGGAAATTAGCGGGGCCTACAGCCCCAGGGAGAGTTAAAATGACTACGGAAACAATAAAGACGGGAACGGCGATGATTGGTTACACGCAGGAGGGTTTGGCGCAGTGGCACAACGTGGCGACATCGCTCGCGCCGTGGGCGCGCAAAATGAACAGCCAGGAGGTTGGGTTGGCGCTCAGAAAGGCGCTGTCTCTGGGGTTTGACCCCCTCAATCAATATGAGGTTCAAATTTGGAAAGACGGGCGCGGCGTGATACAGGTCATGCCTGCGTATACGCTGATGGCTGAATGGGTTAAAAAATTCAAAGGCGAGCACACGGAGCCGAAATATTCTCGGCTGGGTTGTTCCATATTACGAGAGGAGGGGTTGTTGGAGACAGGCGTCGCGTATTATGCGCGATTTGTGATGATTGCAAATTTTGATCGGATGATGCAGGCGGCGGAGTACTTCGGCGTGGATAAGGCGCGGGAAATGTTTGAGGTTACGGGGCTTGGTGTTGCGAGTTGGGAGGAATACTCCAAGGAATATTTCGCCCCGAAGGGGCGCAGCAAATCGTGGAAAGTGCGGAAACGGGCCCTCGTTGATGCGTATCGGTGCGCCTTCGGGATGCCGAGTCGGGCTGAGATCGTATCGATGCGAACGCGTCCATTGACAATTGAACAATACATCTCCTCGCAGCGTCCGGCGGCGCCAGGTGTTTCTGATCAACCGGACGGGCACATCCACACCACAGGCGCCATCGTTGAGTCGCCCGCGTTACCGCTGAATGCGGTAACTAACGGCGACGGCCCCGACGGCTCCCCCGTCGGGGACTCGTCTTCGGAGGGCGGGCCGCCAGCGCGCGAAGCCGCAGCGCACCCTCAGGTATCTGGCGGTGACGGGTACATCGACATCATCGCCGTGCAGGTGTGTAAGCCGCAGGCAGAGGGCGGCAAAAATTACCTCGGCTTGATGGAGGCCGGGCGACAGTGGCCCGTGCTGCGCTGGTTCAGGGGGCGTACGGGGCTGCTCGAAGCCGCGCCGTGGTTGGCCGAAACCGCTACGAAGGCCCAGTTGGCAAACGTTGGGGATAGCCGCCCGTTTCTGGCCCGCGTGTATTTTGAGACAACGGGGCAGTGGAAAAACATCACGCGCATTGAGCCGATGCCAGACACGGCAATCGAGGCGGGCGGCGATGGGCTCCCGGAGTGGTTTGCCGGAAGCGGCGATTATCCCAACGCGCTGGTTGAGCGCGTGCGGAAGTCGGGGATACGGTTGCCAGGAGACACGCCGTCGAACCCGGCAAGCGCGCGCGTCAAAATTACCATCGCCGTTAGCGGTGTCGAACAAGGCAAAAGCGCCGATGACGCGCAGGCGTGGCTCAACGCCGAACTCGGGTGGTTTGTGGTGCAGGAGTAATCGAAATCCCGACGGCTTTAAAGGCGGGTATATCAATGGATGGAGGGGAACTGTGAGCGCGAATGAATTGGCAGAAACGATGTTGGCGTACGCGAAGGCGCAGTGGAGGGCCAACAGGATGCAGCGGAAGGCGGATGCGCTGCGCACAAAAATTGAGAGCGCGGTGCTGGAGATGGGCAAAACTGTGGTCGTGGGTAACGTACGGGCGTCGTATAGAAAGGGACGGGCGTCGTATCGTTACGCCGAGGCCTGTATTAATGTTGCCCCAGAGGTCGTTGCGCGCCACACGCCAACGCCGTCGCCGAATTGGAGGGCGATCTGCACCGAGTTGAAGTTGGTGCCAGAATGTACGCGTGGCGCGGCGTCTGTTGTTGTCAAACTCGTGGCCCCGGTCGTCTCGGGCGAGTAGGGGCTACAGATCAAATGGGAGGTAAAACGCCAGCGAATAAGACGCGATATCGGGACGGTGGCAGGCTGGCACCCTGCGCCAGCCGCCCCGATGGCGGCCTCGATTTCCTGCCGTTCGCACTCAACGCGGTTCGAACGCGGGTGCGCTATAACGTGGCACGGAAGTCAGGCGCAACGCTCGCCGAAATTGAAGCCGCGTTGGTGCACGCATCGGCGCGCCGAGTGGAGTTTGGCGCGCGCGGAGATCAGCCCGCGTGGGAGCAGGCCAACCGCGAGGTATGGGAATTTGACGACCGGTGGTGGGAGGCCATATAGTACGCAGGTACTATATCGGGGCCAAACGGGTTTTGGGAATTCCGGGAATTGGTACCAAAAACTATTGACAGGGCGTCCTGTTTGTGGTATACTGTGGTTAATGAGGGATTGAGAAAATCCCAGATAACCGAGGAGAGAGAGATGAACGGGAAATACGACGGTTACGAAATCAAAGTTGAAATGAGCGAGGGCGGGATTTTCTGGCCAGATGGTGCGGATAAATACAATGTCAGCTGGAGCCTGGACAATCTGGCGCGGGCTATCCAAGACAAATTGGTCGTCGAATACCCCGGAGCGGAAATCGCAATTGATCTCCGCAGCGCCAATGACAGGAACATCATCACCGATCCTGACGGCGACATTGACGAGGAGCACGGCCACAGTGTCAACGGATTCGTGGGCCAGATTTGGCAGGACTGGGACTGGGCGGATTGGGCGATAGAGTGCTCGTAGCGTAACACAAAGTTGGGGCCGCTCGATGCGGCCCCGACAGCTCTCCATAGTGCTGGCCTCCACGGGGCGGGGAGCGGGCAACGGGCAATGCGCCCGGCGAACAGCATTCAATTAACATCAACGAGGAGGAGTGAGATGGGCGGGAAATACGATGGGTGGGTAATCAAAGTTGAAATGAGCGAGTATGGGATTTTCGGGCCAGAGGGTACGGATGAATACAATGTCGACTGGAGCCTGGACAATCTGATGTGGGCCATTCATGATAAATTGACCGCCGAATACCCCGGAGCGGAAATTGTCATTAATCTTCACAGCATCAATGACATGGATGTCGTTGTTGACTCCGATGGCGACATTGACGAGGAGCACGGTCTCTGTGTCAACGGGTTCGTGATTCAGATTTGGCAGGGGGGGGTTTGGGCGGATTGGGCGATAGAGCGTTCGTAGCGTAACACAAAGTTGGGGCCGCTCAATGCGGCCCCGACAGCTCTCCATAGTGCTGGCCTCCACGGGGCGGGGAGCGGGCAACGGGCAATGCGCTCGGCGAACAGCATTCAATTAACATCAGCGAGGAGGAGTGAGATGGGCGGGAAATATGACGGTTGGGTAATCAAAGTTGAAATGAGCGAAGACGGAATTTTTGGGCCAGATGATAATTTGGATGTCACCAGAAGTTTTGGCAAATTATCCTCGATGATTAGGGCCAAATTGACCGCCGAATACCCCGGAGCGGAAATTGTCATTAATCTTCACAGCATCAATGACAGGGATGTCGTTGTTGATTCCGATGGCGACATTGACGAGGAGCACGGTCTCTGTGTCAACGGATTCGTGGGCCAGATTTGGCAGGACGGGGACTGGGCGGTGCGGCTATGATGTACCATGAATACGCCATCATCGTGGAGCTGGACAGCGCCGCGGTTTTTGACCTGTCGGGATTGTGTCGAGTTACCGCCAACGAGCAACGGATATCACAGGTGCACCTGAAAAACAAAATCAGACACGCCCTGTGCAGTCAATTTCCAGGCGCGACGGTGTTTATTCAACTATTCAGCAATACAACTCGATTCGTTGCCCTCGATGGGTACAATTGCGCTGACGTCGTTTTGAGTCCCTGGGTCGAGGACATCGTGAAACGAGTTCGTGAGGCGAGCGCCTGGGTGGGACTCGACGCCGTCAGTCCGATCGGTCCGTAACGCATACAAAGTTGGGGCCGGTCAGCGCGACGGCTCCGAAGGAGCTTGTGAGATGAACGAAGAATTGGAAACTTTTGCGCACAATCTGAGCGTCGCTATTGCCGCATCTGGCCAGTCTGTCAACGCACTGGCGAAATCGGCCGACGTGTCCCCGACGGCGTTGTGGGAGTACACCCGTGGGGAGCGGCAGCCCAAAGTGCTGGCGGCGGCGCGGGTTGCGGTCGCGGTCGGTGTGCCGCTGACGTATCTGTTGCTCGACTGGACGCTGTCGCCAGAGGAGTGGGCGACGCTGGACGAGCTGCGGGGTGGGCGGGCCGAGTGCGTGGCGCGGGATAAAAATTTCAAATGGTTTGTATACGATCGCGCGGCTGTGCCGATGACGGCTTCGTGGGTCTGCCCTGGCGGCGATTATGTGTACATTAGAACCGCGACACTCGACCTCTCGCGATTTGATGACGCCCCCTGGACGATGACGCTAATCACCCGTCCGCAGGGGGTGTAACGTGGGGAACAGGTTGGATGCAATGAGGTTTGATCGAGATCACTGGGTTCGACGCGTCATCGAACTGAACAATAAATGCGCGGCGCTAAAAACCGAGAACGCGGAGATGGCGACCGAGCTCCAGAGGGCGAATCAAGAGATCGCGCGTCTAAACGCACTTCTCGCCCCCACCCCGTGGCCACACGCAATCCCAGCCGCTAGGGTGGTGCGAATTGCGGACGCGGTTGAGACGGCGATGGGTTGGGCTCCGATGTGGTTGGCGCGCGATGTGGCGCGAGAATGTGGGGGGTGGTGGATGTACGAAGACACTGACGCGCCGGTTTTTAACGAGGATTGCTGGTATACGTATGGCGGTGGCCGCGTTGCCGATGTTTGTGGTTTTCCCAACACCGTTGCCCCCGCCGACTCCCTCATCTCCGTGACCGCTGCCCGCGAGTGGGTGGCACATAGCGGAGAGACGGCGGAAGACGAAGCGCGCGGCGGATTGTCGAGCGCGGAGGTCATCGATATGGTGGACGAGATAAATGCTATTCGCGAGTATCTCAACCACGACCTGATTGCAATCGCCGCGCGCCTTGCGAACGTGGATTGTGGCTAGGGCGCTTCGCGCGGCCCGGAGCGCGTTATACAAAAATGCGCTCTGGTTTTTCGGGGCGTCGTTGATGTTGTCGTCGTCGGGGATTGACGGCGCGTATATGGCCCGGTGGAACGCCTGGGCCTGGGCTGGATATCTGCTCAACACCACCACTGACGCGGCGGGAATGGTTGTGATGTTTTATTATGGCGTCCTGATCCGCACAAGTAGTGCAGGGACAAAGCGGCACAAACTGGCGCGCTATCTGTTGGCGTGCGAGGGCGTGGTGGTATTTTACAGCTGGTTTTTCTCTTGGCGTCAGCTGTTGCTTGTTATGCCAGCCATCGAGGGCGCAGATGCGCAGTGGGTGGCGTTAGTTTCCGCCGCGTTCGTGCCGTTGCTGGGCGCGTTTATCGGGTTCGCCCAATCGTTGCTTCTTGAACCTCCGAGCACCGGCGACGAACCAGGCGCGAAGCAAAAACGAACTTCAGGCGAACCGGGTGTGAAACTCCGAACCCCCGAGCGAATCTCAGGCGAAACAAACGAAACCGGGCGCGAACCTGACGAGCTTCAAAACGAACCAGGCGCGAAACAAACCCGCGTCGACGAAACAAAAGCCGTTTGTGTTTCGCGCCTGGTTTCTGGTGGCGAAACTCACGCTGAAACTCTGGCGAACCTGTGCGCGTGCTCGCAACAATATGCGCGCCGGGTGATGCGCAAAACCACAGGAGGAAGTTAATGCCGAACTGCTGCCGAAACGAGCTGTATTTCGATGATGATGCGGCGCTGGCTGACGTGATGCAGTTTATGGGGAGCGGGTTCGATTTCAACCGCCTCATCCCGTATCCCGCCAGGTTCGCCAAGCTCGACGCCGATTGGCGGCTAAGCGTTGACGGCCGGTGTCTCTCCGAAGACGGCCGGGCGGAGTTTGTCGCTCGGTGGGGTGATACCAGGGACGGATATAGCAGCGGCGGCAATCGGTGGTGCCGCGAGCACTGGGGCGCTATGTGGGGCGCCGGTGATGTTCATATAGAAGATGAACATCTGGTTTTTGACACAGCGTGGGCTCCGCCTATTCCGGTGATCGAGGCGCTGGCTGTGAAATTCCCACAGCACTCGATGCACCTCGAATTTTTTGAAGGCGGAATGGCATTCTGTGGCGGCTGTTCATATCTGAACGAGCGGGATTATGATGGCGAATGCGACTGGGAGCCAGGTATTATGAGCCACGTATGGCACGGGAAATATCGTGGGCACAAAGGCGGCTAAGATGAAACTCCCCCGCCCCCGCGTGCGCATTCCCGCGCTGGACACGAACGCCGCGATAACGTTGGTCGTGTGCGCTCTGATCGTGGCCTCGGTCGTATGTGGCCCGATGTCTGGGGCCGCGAGCCGCTGGATTGATGCGCGCAACAACGCGCGCACAGCCCGCGAAACTCAGGCGCTCGATGTTGCAAATGATCTTCACGCGGTCAGGGTGGGGGGCCTGACCGCGCTTATAACAACCGGGGCCCTGGGCGTGTCGGTCGTGCTGTTGACCGGAAGCGCGGCGGTGTCGGTGTATGCGTTGCGGTATGCCAGGAATGTCACGCGCGTGGGGCGCGGCGTCTCCGTAATCGAAACCCCCACCGGCGCGTTCGTCCTGGATGGTTCAACGATGCAGCAGCAGGCGCTCGGAGTCACAAATCCAGCGACGCTCGAACAGGGGCGCGCGCTGGCGGCCATCGAAAGCGCGCGGGGGTCGGCGCGCGGGCGGTGGCTTGCTGGTGCAGCGGGTATGCTGGCGGTGGTGGCGTCAAACCGCGAGCGGGTACTTCCAGAGGTACGCGCGGAGTTGGAGCGGTGGGAGGCCATATAGTACGCAGGTACTATATGGGAGCCAAACGAGTTTTGGGAATTCCGGGAATTGGTACCAAAAACTATTGACAGGGCGTCCTGTTTGTGGTATACTGTGGTTAATGAGGGATTGAGAAAATCCCAGATAACCGAGGAGAGAGAGATGGAAAAGAAACACTTTTTGGTACAGTATATTAGTTCGGCATTTGGCGATGAGCGCGAGATACCCTGGCAAAATGCAGATGTGTCTGGCCCGATGACGCTGCCCGAGGCCCGCCAGGAAATCGCAGACGAGAGGGCGTTAATGATTGAGCGCTGTTCGTCTCATTCGTGGGATAGTCACCGCCGCATCGTTGCGACAGTCGCCACAGAGGTCGATTTTACAGTGCGCTGTTGGGGACGCTATGAGACGGTAGGAGAAATCGGCGAGGAGTACGAGACACATATCGCCTGTCCCACTGGCGAAACGCAAACGGTAACGGTTCTCTGGTTGGCTGGCGAGTCAGAGCCGCAGATTGATGAGGAGTGGACGTGTCCGCACTGTTGTGCGCGGGGTCGATAGGAGAAAACGCAAGTTGGGGCCGCTCGATGCGGCCCCGATAGCTCTCCACAGTGCTGGCCTCCACGGGGCGGGGAGCGGGCAACGGGCAATGCGCCCGGCGAACAGCATTCAATTAACATCAACGAGGAGGAGTGAGATGGGCGGGAAATACGATGGGTGGGTAATCAAAGTTGAAATGAGTGAGGGTAGTATTTTCTGGCCAGATGGTGCGGATAAATACAATATCGACTGGAGCCTGGATAATCTGATGTGGGCTATCCATGATAAATTGGTCGTCGAATACCCCGGAGCGGAAATTGTCATTGATCTCCGCAGCGCCAATGACAGGAACATCATCACCGATCCTGTCGGCGACACTGATGAGGAACACGACCTCCGTGTCAACGAGGTCGTGTTCCAGATTTGGCGGGGGCGGGCTTGGGCGGTAGAGCGCCGATAGAAAGCACACAAAGTCGGGGCCGCCGAAGCGCGGCTCCGAAGGAGCCTGTGAGATGAACGAAGAATTGAGTATTTTTGCGCACAATCTGAGGGTTGCCATTGCAGCCACTGGCCAGTCTGTCAACGCACTGGCGAAATCGGCCGACGTGTCCCCGTCGGCGTTGGCGGCATATCGTGACGGGGAGCGGCAGCCCCAGTTGCTGGCGGGGGCGCGGGTTGCGGCCACAGTCGGCGTGCCACTGGTGAAATTGCTGCTCGACTGGACGCTGTCGCCAGAGGTGTGGGCGGAGCTGGACGAGTTGCTTGATGAGCGGGCTGAGTCCGTGGCGCGGGATATGAATTTCAAATGGTTTGTATACGGCGACGCGGTTGTGCCGATGGGGGAGTCGTGGGTCTGCGCCGGGTGCGCCTGTAGACGCATTGGCGGCGCGACGCTCGCCGACCTCTCGCGATTCGATGACGCCTCCTGGACGATGACGCTGATCACCCGTCCGCAGGAGGAGAAGTGAGATGAACGAAGAATTGAGTATTTTTGCGCACAATCTGAGGGCTGCCATTGCAGCCACTGGCCAGTCTGTCAACGCACTGGCGAAATCGGCCGACGTGTCACCGACGGCGTTGTGGGAGTACACCCGTGGGGAGCGGCAGCCCAAAGTGCTGGCGGCGGCGCGGGTAGCGGCCGCAGTCGGCGTGCCGCTGGTGAAATTGCTGCTCGACTGGACGCTGTCGCCAGACCAATGGGCGGAGCTGGATGTGTTGCTTGATGAGCGGGCTGAGTCCGTGGCGCGGGATATGAATTTCAAATGGTTTGTATACGGCGACGCGGTTGTGC